CTGTGGAGAATACTCCAGAGACAGTTGCAGCACCAGCAGTAGAAGCAGCAGCGGTTGAAGCTGCTCGCCCAACTGTAGTGACAGCAACTACATTCGTGCGCGAGCGCGTAGCACCAATCACATCAGCACAATACCTAGAAGCAAACATCAAGGCTGCTCTAGGTGATGACGAGTCACGCCGCATCGTTCGCGCTGCTGACGACTCAACATCAACAAACACAGGTTTAACACTTGCACCACACCTAAACACATTCATCACAGACACATTCACAGGTCGCCCTGCATTTGAGGCAGTAACACGATCTGCGCTATTGCCAGAAGGTATGTCATTTACAGTCCCACGCTTGTATGTAAACAATGCAACAGCAAACACAGCACCAACAGTTGCAGACACAAACGAAGGTTCAGCACCATCAGAAACAGGGATGACCTCAGCCTATGATACTGTGAGTGTGGAAAAGTTTAGTGGACTGGATGCTCTACTGCTGGAGTGTTGTTGTTGCCTGTAATGGCATAAGTGATTGAATAATCGCCTACTCCAGTAAGAGTTTTTGAGCCGTTGTGCTTTGAGCCGTTGCCAGCAATTGTTACTGTCTGACCGACATAAAAGACTTTCTCTACTTTGTCTTGAAAGTAAAGTGTGCCTGTTGTGGCTGTGTTGCTGTGTGAAATGTTATAAGTGGTGTTAGTCCAAAGCATTGGAAGTAGGACTGCATCTGATGCGTCGCATACTTCTTGAAGGGTCGCGTCAGGATAGAGCGTACCGACTCCGAGAGTGGAGCGAAGCTCTGCAACTGTTGTGAGTGCCATCCTGATCCTTTCTAAAGACTCTGAGGGGTAGAGGGCTACTACCCCTCAGAGCGACTTAGTTACAGCTTATGCTGTGTAGTTGAAGCGACGGACACCCTTACCTGACTTAGCAACATAAATTGCTAAGTATCCGTAAAGGTTGATTTCTACTTCACCAGTTGTCAAAACATTGACGCGAAGCTGTGTTGTTGGTGACTCCCATGCATACACAGAGTTAGGTGCTACAAGGAACGCTGACTCATCAACGATGCCTGATACTGAGATGTTGTGATCTACGATGAGATCTGTTCCCAATACATTTCCGCGAACAGATGTAGGAATTGCCTGACCTGAAGCGTTGAATTGTGGAGATGCGACTGCGTATAGAGGGCGTGATGCTCCATCGACATAGCTCATGATTGAAGCCCATTGATCAGTAGAGGCAACTAGCTTGTTAGCGTAATCGCCACCTGTTCCCTTGTAGGCTGCTGCTGCTTCTGTGGAGATAAATGACTGTAGTCCTGCTGCTGTTGCTGCTACTCCAGTTGCCTGTGTGCCGTTAGCAGTCCAAGCTGCGATCATCGCGTTATCTGTTGCCTTCTCGTATGCCTTGCGAAGTTCTGTCATTAGAAGCTCCATAAAGGCTGGCTGGCTGCGGTCGATAAGCTCAAATGATACGCGGTTGAGACCTGAGAACTTCTCAACTGTTACTGTGTCATAAGCAGATGTCATACCTGTCTCAGATGGTGCTGAACCTTCGTTTGTGTCTGCAACTGTTGGTGCTGTGTTTGCTGTTGCATTGTTTACATACAAGCGTGGAACTGTAAATGACATACCTTCTGGCAATAGTGCAGAGCGCGTTACTGCCTCAAATGCAGGGCGACCTGTGAATGTGTCAGTAAGGAATGTGTTTAGGTGTGGTGCAAGTGTAAGACCTGTGTTTGTTGATGTTGAGTCATCTGCTGCGCGAATTACGCGGCGAGCCTCGTCATCACCTAGAGCAGCCTTGATGTTTGCTTCTAGGTATTGTGCTGATGTGATTGGTGCTACGCGCTCACGCACGAATGTAGTTGCTGTCACTACAGTTGGGCGAGCAGCTTCAACCGCTGCTGCTTCTACTGCTGGTGCTGCAACTGTCTCTGGAGTATTCTCCACAGCTGTCTCGCTTTCTGTTGGTGTGATTTCTTCTTCTACGACCTCTGGAGTTTCCTCAGCCGCTACATCAATGACCTGAGCAGACTTAAATGCTGGCTCTGTCACTAATGAAACCTCTAACAATTTAGCAGCGGAAACGAACATAACATTTCCCTTCTGCTTTGATTTGATACTTCTACTCCTACTGAAAGACCTGACTGCAATCCTTCTTCTGCAAGGATAAGAGCCTCTGTACCACGATTAGATCGTGATACCTTGAAAGATGCATAGATGCCATCTTCTTGCTCTGTAAATTGTGTTGCCTTGCCTAATGGCTGGCGTGAGTCATGCTGATTAAGTAGCTTGACAGTCTTTGGATCTTCTGGAAGTGCGATTGCGCCCTTCTCAAATACAACCTTGCCTGCTGAAGTGTTGCCCACTTCACCTGTACCTGCTGGAACGATCTTGCCTGAGATTAGTCTTTCCTCAACATTGGCAATAAGTCCAGACGAGAAGTGAATTACTTGGTTTTCCATTATTCTATTCCTTCGCTGCCGTTAGGTGTTAAATCTTCCATCTCCATCGCTTGCTCAACTGTGATCAAGCCTAGAGACAACATCTTTTCAATTACTAGCAGTCTTTCCATTGGTTCAACTGCTAGGAATGATGAGTCCACATCAAACTTAACCGCGTTGCCACGAGCAGTGATGTCATCCATTGATAAGCGATCTTCAATAGCGCACACATAAGGTGCAAGGCTGAGAGAATAGAATTGCTTGCGTTCATCTAATACATTTGCGTAGGTCATGCTCTGATTTGCTTCTGCTGATACCAAGTAAGCAGGAACATTACACAAGCGAGAAATCTCAGTTGCAAGGAATTGCTGCGCTTCGTCATACATCATGTCTTTAGGTGAGAATGATGTTGGCTGGTATTCCAAAGTAGATGTTAAGTAAGCAGTGCTGCGATTGTTGCGAGCGTTTTTCCATGCTGCAAGTAATCCTGCAACTTCTTTAGGATCAAGGTCTGCTCCATTGTTGCGAAGCACGCCAGAAGGCATTGGAGTTGATGCTGCTAATACTGCTGCCTTACGAAGATCAATTGCAGCTCGAATAGTTTCAGATCCGCGCTCTAAGATACCTTCATCAAATGCTTGGAATGTTACAAGTGATCCAAGTCCTGACATTGGTACAGCTTGCGCCTCGATGTAATACTGAGTGACTTCCATGCCGTAAAGATCAGTGGTAAATGTAACTTTGACATTTGGTATCCACTTGAAACGAGAAGGGCGACCATCCTCTGCATACACTTCTGTAACTTGCCAGTAAGCCACGCCGTACATTAGAAGGCTATCCACAGTCCACGCCATTGTTACCGAACGCGGTTGATTAAGTGCTGGCTGATCAACCCAGATTGGATTGCCTAACTCTTCACCTGTGGACTTGCGATACAAGTTAAGTGGCAAGCCACCGATGACACCGCTCAAAAGATTGCGGCACTTGGCAACAGCTGGGACTGACATCGCCTCGTTGCGTTGCACTCGTGGTAGTACATAGTTGTAAAGCGAGTTGAGGTTCTCGCCCATAATTTGAGGGGCGTATTGCGCTAAAAGCGATGAACGCTTATCGTCATTAGAGATTGCTTCAGTTTTGCGGAATAGACCCATAGTCATAAAGTGTAGCATTTGTCAAGTAATTAGACAACACGCCGTCGGCGTGTCTAAGCGTAAATCTGCGGCTTAGGCTGAGGGATCATCAACTTAGAAACTACCATCGCTAAACCAATAGGTGCTGAGATGTCACCTGCTGACTTTCGCTTAATAATGCGCCACGCTGAGTCATTGACTTTAGCTGCACAGTTATTCATCTGCTGGATAAACTCAGTCTGACCATTGTGAACTATGCGATGGTTATTCAAGCCTTCTGCAAAGTCTCCACAAGCCTTGTAAAACTGCTGCCCTGAGACATCTTCCACAACCACGCCAGAATTGGCAAGCCTGTCCGCGATAGTCTGAGTTGCGTACTTGTCAAAGCACACAAGTCTAGGCTTATAAATGTCACACCATGCTTTTATACTGGCTGCCATCTTTAACTCATCGATTGCAACCTGTGAGCTGTAAGTCTCTAAGATGCCGATGCCTATTCTGCCATCTGGCAACAATTGACCAGCTACAAGTGAGCCGTTACGCCTTGAAGGGCTAACATCGAACCCAAAGACTGTGTATGCACCAACTGACATTTCTAAGGTGCTATCGCATGTTTCTTCAAGGATGCCATGCGGCCACGGACTACTGAGAGAGTCGATCCATTGGCAAAGAGTTTCAGTACGCGTGTTTTCAATCGGCGAAGTAGCAATCGCCTCTTCAATCGCCTCTTCTGTGATGGTGTATCCCAAAGAGGGGTTAGCCAAAGCCCATGCATCACGATCAGTTATCTTGCAGTATTGGGGAGCTGAGTATTCATAGAAACCAAAGGTCTTGGGCGGGTAATCAATGGCTCGCTCTCGTAGGTCGTTGAGTACAGTGCTGAAAGCGTCTCCTGCATTAGAGGTAAGAAGCGTCTGAGAGTTTGGGTGAGCTCTAGTTGTAGGAGTTGCAGCTCTAAATCCATCCTCTGTGATCTCTCGGATTTCATCGACATAGAGGAGGCCGTTGACACTTCTGCCTCTAGAGCCGTCTCTAGTTGCTGCCACAACATCAAGCCTTGCTCCAGATAGCATCTCAATTGACTCTGTGCCGTTGGCGTGTCTGATTTGTTTAACGAACCCTTTGAGTTGGTCATTTGTCTCCAATAGGCTAGTGATTTGTCTAAAAGTGTCCAGAGCCATGCTTCTGTTAGAGGACATGATTAGGACATTGGTATTCCACTTAATCAGGTGCGCCAGTATCAGCATACGCGCTAAGTGGGTCTTTCCA